GTCGTACCCGATCCAGGGTAAATAAATGTCGAGCTGCTTCTGCACCTCGACAAACCATGCCGTTACATATTTAGCGTGAACCTTGTTCCCCGGTGTAGTCCGACAAAGCCCCTGCTCAATCCAGATATCATAGGGGATCTTGTCCTCCCGGACTCGCTGCCCAACAAGATCTTCTGCCAGCCAGTACATGGACAGAACGAAGATATACGGGCAACCTCGCACCATGAAAATCACTTTGGCAGCTGTCAGATCGGTTGTGCTTGAAAGATCCGCGCCGCCTATACCGTACCTGGGCAGCGGAAGCTCCCGTATTTCCCATACGCCGGCGTCATTCAAATGCTCCCAGAGCAGCAACTTCCGATCAAAGTCCAGCGTGAACTTGTCCGTATTGTTCAGTTGCTCAAAGGTAAGCCAGGCTTCTGAGGAAGTCTCGCGGATGTTAAATTCCTTGCAGACGAGATTCTTTACGAGCGCAGGATTAGCTTGGGCCTTTTTGACCTTCGCTTCGAGCTGAGCCAGACTCTTGATTGTCCCCAATCCCGGGTTTGCTTTTTTCCAGCAGGCCGGATCCGTCCATTCCTTCCGGCTGTCCAGCTCGTAAATGAATGCTATGAAGTGCTCGTCGTGGTACCCGTCAGGATCAAAGTAGCCGTTAATAACTCGCTCGGCGTATTCGTACTTCTCGTCGTAAATATCCTCGCGGATGGTGCCGGCCGTGGAAGTAATAAATACCAGAGGCTGCTCCCTGGCAGTTGTTCCGTCGGCCATGATGTCATAAAGCGCTTTGCCCTGTTTCCACTGGTGGATCTCATCCATGAGAACGCCATGGACGTTCAGGCCGTCGAGGGTGTCGCTGTCGGAAGCCAGGGGCTTGAACACGCCTTCGTTGAAGTCCTCCGACGACAGCTCATATGTCAGGGGCTTGATCCGACGGCGGAGCGATGGGGATTTTTTCACCATGCGCTTTGATTCAGTCCAGATGATCTTAGCTTGATCTCGCTTAGTAGCAACGGCATAGACCTCGGGACCAGATTCCCCATCGCCGACCAGAAGATATAGCCCCACAATGGATCCCAACAGCGACTTGCCGTTTTTCTTGCCTACAATTAGCAGGGATTCCCTGTACTTACGGTTCCCGTTAATATCGATGAAGCCGAAGACGGCGGCCAGAAGTGCCTTTTCCCAAAGCTCCAGCCGTACCGGCTGCCCCCCAAATCTACCCTTCGAGTGCCGGCAGTAATTCTCGGCGAATTCTATGATGTGGTTTGCACGTTTGGGACTGTAATAATATCCACTGCTAGTATCAGTCAGATCGGCAACTAGCTTCTGATAAGTCTTACGGATCTTGAGGCTTACGATCTCTTCCCCGCTCTCGATCTTCTCCCAGTATTCTAGTATCGGGTTCCAAGCTAACGGGTACTTTATCATGCCGTCACCGCCATGCGCGTTCAGTCATCCTCCCGGCTGTTCACGAAGTCGTCAAAGCCATCCCCCTTACTTGGCTTGGGATCCTCCTTCGGCAGCAGGTCGGTGAGCTGTTTCATGATCTTTTGATAGGAGGTATTCATGGAGTTGTAAAAGTCGGCCGCTGGCCGCCGGCGCTGGTACGGTTCCTGATCCCCCTGAGAAAACCATTCGGTAAAACCGTTCTTGAGAAGATCCGCCTCCAGTTCCGCGAGCGATACCCGCATGAATGCGGCCCGTTGGATCAACCCTTCAACCGCTGCTTTGCGTTTCTTGTCGACCTTTGAGCAAATACGCCGAAGTCGGGCGACCTCCTTCTTAATGAGGGCATCTTTTTCTTCCGGGCTTAAAGTGCAAGTATAATCCGTTATTTCTGGCATGGTTTCAGGCCTCCTTTTTTGGGGGAGGGGGGCCTATAGAGAGCCCCGCGTATTCTTCCGAGGTTGCCGCTCGGTCTTGGCACATCGAACCCCTATCTCTCGGAAGGGGGGAGTATGGGGATCACCTGACCGTCTGGTCCGAAGCGATATCGAGCGTCTTCGCTCTCCTGATCAATCTTGTTGTGGCAAAGAAGGCAGACATACTCCAGATTATCGTGGTTCAGAGCTATATCTGGGTCGTTGACGTTCTCCGGCGTCAGCCATTCCTTGTGATGCACTATGTACCCAAGCTCTTCGCCACACCGCTGGCATAGTCCGCCATCAATAGCAGTGCGATCAGCTATGTAAGAAGCACGGCACTTCAGCCATGCTTTACTGTTGTAGAAAGCTTTTGCAAATTCTTGAGCCACATCAATCTCTCACTCGTTCAGGCTTCTTACTGTCCTCAGCCTTCTGCTTCCGTTTCTCTATTTCAGTCCGGCTATAGATGCAGTGAGTCCATGGGCAGTACGCGACACCTGTCAGCTTATAACTGCTCCAGACGCATTCTTCGCATCGCATACTACCCGCCTTCCAAATGCAAAGGCGCTCCCGGATGACCGGCAGCGCCTCGTATAGATGGTAACATGATACCCCCTTAAAACGGTAAAGTCAAGTCCGAAAAAAGTCCGATTTATTTTACGTGACAACCGCCCCGAAAAATGCCCTTGTGAAATTTAATAACGCCGTATCTCGCCATACAATTGCCGTCGATCTGGCGCAACCATGTTCCCGGACAATGCTATCGGCGCGATCGAAACGGCCGAGATCTATGTACCAGGTTGCCAGCACCGCCCGATCCCGTTCGGACAATGTTTCCCACGCTGTATCAAAACGCCGAAGCCGCCGGCGAATACTCTTCAGCCGCCTCTCTTCATCGGCTTTAGCCGCAATAATCCCTAGCCAACGCTCTTCCACTTTGTTGCCGCCTCCGGATACTGGATCCGTCTGCAGGCTTGGCACTTTCAACCGAGTCAATTCGGCCTGCAGTTCGGCCAGGCGGTCCCGGCAAATACGTTCGGCCGCCCTTAACTCGTTCACATGCCGCAGCTCATCGATCGCGTACTTACGATAGTCCATCATGCACCTTCTTTCATTCTCCCGATCCGGGCTTTCAAGGCCTGCATCAGTGCCTCCTGGCCGTCGCCCTTTGTATGTAAAGCTGCCACCACGTCCTCATCCATACCGCCCTGTACCATCAGGTGATGCACAATCACCGGATATGACTGCCCCTGCCGGTGCAGACGCTTGTTCGATTGCCGGTACAGCTCCAAATTCCAATTTGGGTAGCCGTACCAGATGATGTGATGACCACCGTTCTGCAGGTTCAATCCGTACCCGCAGCTGGCGGGATGCGCCAGTAACACATCAACCTCGCCGGCGTTCCAGGCCCGTTCTTCTTCCGCGTTCCGATACACCTTCACGCGGAGGCCCGTCTTTTTCAGCAGTTCCACCAGACGGTCGCGTTCGTGCTGAAACCAGTAAAACACCAGAACATGCTCCCCATTCAGCTGCTCTACAGTTTCCTGGAAGGCCTCCGCCTTACAATCGTGGACATGGACCGCCTGCTTGGATCCGTCGTACACGGTGCCGCTGCAGAGCTGCAGCAACTTCCCGTTCAGCACCGCCGCGGTGCCGGCCGTGATGGTGTTCTCGTCCACTTCCAGCAACATCTCCCGCTCTAGTTTTTTGTAGGCCTTCAGGGCTTTTTCGCCTAACGCTACCGGGATGAAGTCCTCTATGTAATCGGGCAGGGTCAGGTAATCCTCCGCCTTCATGCTCACGCAGATATCACTGATCGCCGCCCGGATCGCGCTGTCCGCGCCGGCTTTCGGTGAATACGTCCGATACAGCTGCCCAGGATACGCCCAGTCCTCGGTGAAGAAGATCTTCCGGTACTCGGTAACTGTCTTCCCCAAGCGTTGGCCTCCATCCAGGAGATAAACCTGCGCCCACAAATCTTCTAGGCCGTTGGGCGCCGGCGTGCCGGTCAGCGCAACCAGCCGGCGGACGCGGGACCGAACAAGTTTCAGTGCTTTGAAACGTTTGCTCTGCGGGTTCTTGAAGCTGGTGGACTCGTCCAGTACTACCATATCGAAGGGCCAGGCGTTACGGTAGTAATCTACCAGCCAGGGAACGTTGTCCCGGTTTATGACCCAAACGTCCCCGGGGGTAAGCAGCGCTCTAATCCGCTGCTGCGCACTGCCAAGGACCGGTATGATCCGCAGATGCCGGAGGTGATCCCATTTCTGCGCTTCGTTTGTCCAGGTTGCGTCAGCAACTTTTTTCGGCGCCACCACCAGAACTCGGGATACGGCCCAACGGTAGTATCTCAGCTCGTTGATAGCCGTCAGGGTGATTACTGTCTTTCCTCAACCTAAGCCCATCTCCAGGAAAGCACCAACGGCAGGGTCGTTGATTATGCGCTGTATGCAGTAGTTTTGATACTCAAGCGGAATGAACTTCATTCGGCATCACCTCCTCGATCGTGTAATTTGTGCCACGCCGCATGCTCGGCTTGTGAAGGAAAAACCATTAAGTTCTCAGGGCGGTTATTCTTTTTCTTGCCGTCTATATGATGAACAACCTCTTCAGGGCTTAGTTTACGGCCAAGTTTCTTTTCTGCGGCTACGCGGTGCGCTGCCGCTCCATAAACCTTTGTGTAACCCTGACCTTTACCAGTACCTAGCCGCGCTATACGAACCCGCCTACGAGTATTCTCTGTCATTCTGGTTGGATTCATCGCCGCATTCATTTCGCGCATATTCCGGGACATGCTGGAATAATCCTTAAGCCCAGCATAGCCTTCTGGATTTAGATCCCGCGCTGAAAATTCGCTCAAGCATTTTTTACTGCAAAAGTTATGGCGCTTAATTTGGCTCGGATATCGTTCAATCAGTTTTCCGCACCAGTCGCACTTAATCTGGATTTTCATTCGGAATCACCTCCTCCACAAAATTCCTGACAGCGTCCCAGCCTTTCAGTATCCGGACATCGGCGCTCCGTTTTTTCATTTCGGCTATCTGCCACTGTTGTATTTTTTGCAGAGATCCGATTTTAGTTTTCAACTCCACGAAAAACACCCTGCCGTTGGGAGTAATGATGATCCTGTCGGGCACCCCCGGATTCCCCGGGCTGACGAATTTATAACAGAGCCCTCCGCGCTCGCGAACCATCCGAACCAGACGAGCTTCGATTTGGCTTTCAGTCATTTCTTATCCCCCGCGGCCAGCTTCTCTAGGCAGCTTCCGCATGCGAAAACATCCCATCGACTTTCATAAGCCACCCCGTCTGCTCGGCCGCAGCCGAAGCAGTGTTTTGCATATCGGCACTCACCGGCTTTATTACACCCTCCGCAAAGCGTATACTCACCGTCTTTGTATATCTTTCTTTTGCAATCCATTTTTAAGCTCCTTTTTGTCATGATGGTGGCGTCAACCGTGTATTCCCACGCGCGTATGTGTACACGCATTTAGGCGTGTTAGGTGTTGTGTGTACGCTCTACTTGCCTGATTTTTTTTAAAGCTGTAAGTACGGTTGACACGGTTGACACGGTTGCAACCTTTGATTTTACTGGCTTTATGCGTCAACCGAATAAAATTGGCTCGGTTGACACGGTTGACACCCATATATTGGGCTCGGTTGACACTTCGGCCGATCGGTTGACACTTTAGGCCTCGCGGATGAATCCTTTTTGCCTTCCGTATGGCTTCCCACAGCGGACTGTACTGCTGCGCTGCCATCCGTCCGCACGGTTTAGAACGCCGGATATAGCACGCGCCTTCTGCTGGTCAAGCATGGCCAGCGGTTGCCCGAAGGCCTCCTGCCAGATCTCGCGTACGCACACTTTCGTGCGGGGTACAAGCCGAATTTCGCCGGTTACGCCACCGTTCCAAAAAGTCATAAGAAATCCATTATCGTATCTTCCCATGGATGGCGCTCACGGTGCTCTTCCTGCACGGCTGCGGCTCGCTCTTCCAGGTCCGGCGGCAGATATAGTGTTTCTCCCATCCGCCAGTAGACGACGGCCTCTGCCCATATCTGGTCACGCTCGACCTCCAAGTCTGTGAACAGGTCCTTCTTTCGTGCAATAGCATCTGTGTCCAGCACCCAGAATCGACGGCCGCCGGTCTCGTCACGCAGGCAGTCGGCATTATTCGTGGTTCCGAAAAAAACGCACTGGCGCTTCCGGTCCTCCGGGAATTCCGCATAGGCGGCTCTGTAGAAATCGCTCTGCTTCGATATAAAGGCTTTCGCTTGGTTCATGGTCACCTTATCGAAGGCATGCATTTCCGGTACTTCTACGAGCCATTTGCCTGTAACGGCCTCAAACGCTTTTTGACCGTCGAAGGTAACCAGGCTGTCCGTAAACCAGTTTTCACCGCCGGCCAGTTTGTAGATAATACTGGATTTGCCGCGGCCCTGCTTCCCGACGAAAACGAGCATATAGTCAAATTTGCAGCCGGGTGTCATAACGCGGGCGACGGCGCCGACAAGTGCCTTGCGAGTCACGGCGCGCGTGTACTCCCCGTCTGCAACCCCGAGATAGTCAACAAAAAGCGTATCAAGCCGTCGGTGTCCATCCCAGGAAAGGCCGTTCAGATAGTCGCGTACCGGGTGAAATCTCTGTCTCACGGCTGAGGCCACTACGGCATCCTTCATATCCTGCTTTGCCGGTCTGAAGCCCTTGTATTTTGTTTCAAAAAACCGGCGCAGCTCAGTAGTGTCCGCATCGGACCAATAACCTGATTCCGTGCGCCATGGTAGCCCTTCAGCGGTATGGATGCGTCCGGAGAAGTCGTTTTTTCTTGCGCAGCCGTTGAGCTCAGGAACGTTCTGAATGAGCAGCATGATATTGTTGAGCGTCTTGTGCGGGCATCCGCTCTGATCCCACGTCAGTGCACTCAGCCAGTCACTGTTGCCCGACACCGTTTTCTGCTCCGGGCCGAAGCTCTCCATGGCGAGCATCCTGGTGACGGCTGCATCCGTCGCTGCCAGCTCGCACATGGCCGTGAAGGACGGCAGCCTGTTGACTGGAGTGTCCGGTTTGACATCCGGTGAGTCGTCCAGGTCGCCGAATTTATGCAGCCGGACGAGGTCGAAGGCGTTGACCAGCCGGCCGCCGCATGGATCCGTCGCGTGGTGGCTGAATAGGAACTTGCCGTTGTCGTATACTACGGCGCCGCCTGTCGTGCTGCCGCCGGTGAAGGTGAAACGGTTGGGCATGGACTCCACGGGTTCATAGATGCCGGGCAGCAGCTCGGTCATGGCCCGATAGATGTCATACACGCGGCAGAAAGCGCCCACGATGCCGTGTTTGGCCTCCGGGTCCCCCTGCTTGGCCGCGAGCCGCTGAGGGTTCACGGCGGCGCCCGGGACCTGCGGCCAGGCCGTCACGTCACGCCAGTCTTTGTATGTAGCCAGGAGCCCGTCAGCCGACAGCAGGGGCTTGTCCTCCCAGACGTATATGTACTCGCTATCGGAACAGCAGCTCGGCCAGTACATGAGGCGGGAAGCCTCGAAAGTGGAGGGGTCGAGTGGTCCCATGCTGGGGTCTATGTACTCGGCCATTTTCCGGGCGCAGGGCTCGTATTCGTCCGCTGTGATGGTTCGGTCGAGCGGTAGGAGGACGCGGAGCCGGGGAGCGCCGGGGTAGTGTTTGCGGGTGGAATAGACGCAGTAGCCACAGCCGAGGCCGCCCAGGCGGCGCAGGATGTCCGCTGTGCCGCCGGCGGGGATGTTGTCCAGGTCAAGGGTTATTATGTCCCTGCCGGCCACGGCGCCGGCCTTACGGCGGGGACCGTTGAGGATCCCCGCTACGAAGCCGCCGACATCCTTCAGCTCGTCCTGCTGGGTCTTCTTCATGGCCATGTACTCAGCGAAGGTCTCTGTCCCGCGCGCCGGGACGGTCGCCCGCCGGCTGCTGCCGGCTGAAATAGTGATTTGCCTGTCGTGTATAAGCATGGAGGGTTACTCCTTTACGCCTCAGCTATAATTGCGTTTAAACTCGCTTCGACGAAATACCTAACGTTGCCTTCCCCGGCAAGCGGGATAACGTCATAATCCTTTATTATCTGCTCGACTGGAAACCACGCTATCGGTTCGTCTTCCATCTGTTTCGGAGCGGATTCATCTACCTGAGCGTAAAAAACAGATAAGTAAACACCCGACGGGTAAAGGCACTCCACCAAAAGCTTTATGCTGTCGGAGACATCCACACCGGCCTCTTCCAGAGTTTCGCGGATAGCACCCTCTTGGTCGTTTTCTCCAGCCTTAATTTTTCCGCCGACTCCGTTCTATGCGCCGGTATAGGGGCCGTGGTTCTTTTGAAGTAATAGAACTTTGTCCGCTGCGCTATTAAAGAGAAAAATAACTGTGTAGAATTTCATACCGTTTCCCCCGCATTCACCATCGTCCGCGGTTGGTTTTTAGTTTCCTCAGCCGCCTGCAACTTTTTCAGCCCTTTGTCCAGGTCTTGCCAGATCGTTATGCGGACTTTGCCGCGATACTGCAGGATATCGCGCAGGATGCCTTCAGACACGCCGGAGGCCTCCGCTATCCTTCGTATGCTCCCGGGGCCGCTCCGGGCTCTGTAGGCCTCCATCTCGGCCATGACCCCGCGTTTGAACTCCGCAGCTGCCCTGCGTTGCTGGATCTCAGATTCCGCCGCGCTATCCATCTCCTGCGCGGCCTTTTCAAATTCGGCATTTAGCGGATCCATAAGCGGCCACGGCTGAGGCTCCGCCTTCGGACGGCGGCCTCTCTTCTTGGCGGGCTTAGCTTCTTCAGTCGGCGAGTCAACGGGCTTAATCAGATCCTCCAGCACTTCTTTTGCTTTGGTGGGTTCCTTGTCGTTCACCAGCGCCCACAGCAGGAAAAGATAATTGATGCGGTCTTTGATCTTCTCCTCCCAGAGGGCCAGAGGATACTCCTGGCCCTTATCGACGCCGCCGATCATGTCATATATGCTGATGGTATGCTTGGCCATCATGCCGCCCAGGGCGCCGATCGCCGTCCGGCCTTGCAGCGGCGCCGCGATTTTGAAGTTATGCAGCCGGTCCTCTGTGGCGTATTCGGCGGCTTTGGTAGTCAGCGTCGCGGCGGTCGCTTTCTGCATTTGAAGAAGGTAGGCATTAAATGTATCTGTGTTCATGAGGTTTCTCCTTTCCGTTTCTTCTGCAGCTGTGAGATCTTCAGCTTTATATCCGCGGCGACGATGCCGGCTTTCGTCAGCTCCGCGCTGCCGCCGCGCAGTCCGTTCTTATTCAGCACAGCGTTCTGCGCCATGCTTACCAGTAGTAGGTTGTCCAGGCTCACGTTCATCTTGTCGCCGTCGGCGAAGATAATCACTTTGCCGGCCGGCTTCGGCCCGTTGGCGGCTTCCCAGATCAGCATGTGCAGCTGGCGCCACCGGTTCGGCTCCGCGACCTTTCGCCATATGTAGCCGTCGTCCTTGATCCGCTCCGTCCCCACAGGGAGCCAATTATGCGGTCTTGAGCCAGGCTTGAATTCCGTGGCCGCGCTCCGGTGTTCACCTTTGCGTATGCAGCCGTTATTCGGGGTGCAGCCTTTCGAATATCGCCCGGTGCGTCCGGTGTTCAGCTTGTGGTTTTTTAAGTAGCCGCCGATCTGCTGCTGCGTGTAGGACGTCCCGAACTTATCATTGAGCTGGTTGGCCAAGTCCTGCCAGGCTGTGCCCCTGTAGTGTCCGAGGATGTATTCCTTGACTTCTGCGGGAAAGAGCTTTGATGGAGTTCTAGCCGGAACTCCGCCTCGTATTCCGCTTTTTAGGTGGTGATTTGACTTGTAGGCCTTCAAAGCGGATTCGGTGATGTCTATCCCTAATTCTGCATTGATCAGGGCAGACAGTTCCCTGGTAGTCCGACCGGTGACGTTCGCCGCGACGAAAGTGTGGAATTCCGGAGGGTATTTACGTCCCATCGGATCCATCCTCTGTCAGCATTTTGGGAATCGTAGACGTCTTGCGGTCTCCGAAATACTCCTGTTCGACTTCTACTGCTTTCAATATAAGAGTCCCGTTCGCTATGATTTGGGACGCCAAGCCTGTAATTGCCTTTGCTCTCGCTGTCTCTACTGCAATCTGCTCCTGGCTCATGTTCTCATCGTTGAGCCGCTCAAGTTGGGCGAAAAGATGATTGTTTAAGTCGGTCAATTTGTTTTGCATGGCTGCCTCCTTAATCCTTCTTGAAGTAATAATCCGTCCAGCCGTCCGCGCCCAATGGCAGGCCCAGCGCCCAGCTGATCGGCTGAGACATGATCTCGACCACTCGTTCCAGGCCTCCGGTCCCCTCATCGGCTTCGATGACGACTTCGTCATGGACGTCGAAGACGATGGGGAATCCAGCCGCCTCCAGCCGGGTCATTGCGTCGAACAGACAGTCTCTGGCCACGGCCTGGGTGATGTTCTCTACGAGCTTGCCGCCGTAGGTCTCCACGACCTCCCACTTCTTTGTGGTCTGTTTCATACCGTAATAGCAAAGGCTGTCACGTCCGAAGCGGTTTTTACCCATGTGCGGCTTCACATAGTACAGCTTGCGCCCGCTGGGCAAGCGGATTGTCAGGAAGTCCTGATCGTTCCCTGGATCGCATTCCCGGGCGAAGCCGATACCGCGGACAATGCTGGGAGCTCCCATAGCTACCGCACCCAGGGCGGCCCGTTCGATGTCGTACCAGAACTGCACGATATTTGGGTTTGCTTTCCTCCAGCGGTCGACGATATCCGGCAGCTCCTCTTCTGTGAGGCCGTTTTTGAGCGCGCCCATTGCAACAAGCGCTCCGGGGCCGCCCTGGTATCCGAGCGCCAGCGTGGCGACTTTACCCTTCTGCCTGAAGCTGTATTCCGGTTCACCTTTCTTGATCTTTTCCAGAGGGATGCCAAACATTTGGGATGCCGTCGCTTCGTAGATCTTCCCGTGGGTCCGGAAAACGTTCAGCACCCATTCCTCACCGGCCAGCCAGGCGACAACGCGAGCCTCGATGGCGGAGAAGTCTGCGTCGATGAAGATCTTTCCCGGGGCGGCGATGAAGGTTGCGCGGATCAGCTGGGAGAGCGTGCTCGGGATACTGCCGTAACACAGCCTCAGGCCGATCAGGTTCTTCTCCTTTACCAGCCGCCGGGCAAGATCCAGCGCCATGAGATGGGTTTGCGGAAGGTTCTGTACCTGTACCAGTCTGCCGGCCTCTCGGCCGGTCCGGTTGGCGCCGTAGAACTGCAGCAGCCCCCGGACCCGTCCGTCGGCGCATACGCAGGCCTCCAGGGCGTTATATTTCTTCGTGGATGTTTTCCCCAGCTCCTGCCGGATCTCCAGCATGCGTGAAGCGGCGTCGCTGGAGACGCCTTTTTTCAGCAGCTCGGCCACAGTATCCTTTCGCAGGTTTGGAATTTCTTCCTCGGTCTCCTCTTTCAGCCAATTGGTCAGCTGGGAAACACTGTTGGGATTGCTGAGACCGGACAGCTTGACAGCTTCGCCCATGAGCTGGGCTCGCACCGTTTCGCCGCACCATATGGCGCTGTTTACCAATTCCAGATCCACAGCCACGCCCCGGGCGTTGATGATTTGGTCCAGCTCCCATTGACGCTGTACATCGGCAGGCACCGGAAAATTGGACAGGCGCCGTTCGATCTCCATCTCGGTCACTACATCCTGGGCGTTATACTGTTTGAACAGCTGCCATTTTGCGGGGTCGTGATGGGGAAGGTTCCGTGTTCGATTTCCGTTGGACTTTGTTGGTGCGCAGGGCGTGCAGAAGTATTTGATGAGCGCCTTGCCGACGCCCATTTTTTGTTTTTCCATTGGAAGCCCCAGTGCTTTTCCGGTGGCATCTAACCCTGCGGTATAGCCGCAGTAGAGACCGTGGAGCATGGTGCAGCGCCACTGAGGCAGCCACTTCTCCGGCGGGTAGTCCTGGCGGCCCAGCAGGCCAAAATACTTCGACAGGCAGTACCACTCGAATGCGGCGTTATACGCCCTCTTGACCGTGCCCGGGTCGAACAGGTGCCGGATCAGGGTCTCAGGAAGATACCGGGTCTCCGTCAGGTCAACAACCTCCACCAGGCTTCCGTCGAATGACCAGGCGAATAGGAGGACTTGGAAGTCCGGGCTTTGGACGTATTTATATAATCCCGATTTAGCGAGATCTACGCTGCTGTATGTCTCCAAATCGCAATTCAGAGTGTGCACGTCCGATACCTCCCAAGTTTTATGGCCGAAATAGTTGTCTGTGACACTCCGTAGAGTTCAGCCAATCGAGCTCCAACGGCTCCCTGCTGTGTTCGAGCATGGATTTCCTTTATTTGATCGAGCGTTAATTTTCTCCAAGCCCGACCAATACGAAAAACATCTAAAATATTTTCTGTTCTCGACCCGTAGCACAGATTTCCGATTGAATTATTTTTTGCATCGCCTTCGATGTGCCGGACTTCCATGCCATTGGGACAGGGGCCAAGGAAAGTTAAAGCAACAAGTTGATGTACCGTGGATCCCGCAGCCCCATGGCCCAGAACGACGTACAAGTGTGGGTCTTTTCGGGAGGCAGCGGGGCGCAAAACACGCCCCTTAACTGTCCTCGTGAAAGGTAGTCCGCCCCGTCCGATTTGGGTTATCTTCCGGGTGAGGCTCCTTATCTGGCCGTATGTACTTGCCTGATAGGCGCCTTCATAGCCCGGTATGTCTTTCCAGATTTCCACGTTTAGTACGGCAGGCCGGTGAACGGGTTGATGTTGGTGCCACCGGCCGGCTGCTGGTGATATGCGGCCTGCTGCTGCGGATACATGGACGCCGCAGGAGCCGCCTGCTGGCCGTACGCGGGATAAGCGGGAGCCTGGGGGTATAAGGGCGCCGCAGGGGCGGCAGGCGCGCCAAACGCCTCGTCCGCGCTCACGCGGTCAACCAGAGGCTCACCATCCCGGAGCTTCTGCACGTGGTTCAGGCCGCAGCCGATTCCCTTCTTGCCGTTGTTGTTGTAGGGGAAAAACGAGACATTCACACGGCCCCAAATGCCGGAATAGACTTCCCGTTGATCAAGGATCGGCTGGATGGAGGCGTCTACTACGGTGGGGGCGTTTTTGCTGGAGGCGGTGAATACCCAGCAGCCTTTGCATTCGGGACCGTAGGGCTGCCCGTCGCTTGGACGGACCCCATCGCCGTCGTGAACGCAGATCGCCGGCGCAGGCGGCTTGACACCGTTCCAGCACTTGGTGACGCCCTGTTCGATGGCTGCGGCAATCGCCGCGTCGATAGCCGCTTTGCATGCGGTGTCGCTCTTGGGTACCAGGACGGTAACGCTGTATTTTGCGTCCGTGCTGCCGGGCCGGGTCTGGGGCGTGAATACGTTGATGTAGGAAAGCCGGACTTCTCCGGTGGTGATTGTGTTGGCATTCATGGATTCAGTTCTCCTTCAAAGATAGATTTGATTTTCAGCCATTTGTCGTAGTGGGTTTTCGCGCTATGCAGGGCCTCGGTAAGGCGCCGGTTTTCTTTGAGAATGGCGAGGGTTCCCGCGTCGCGCTTTCGTTTATTGGGCACATGCTTCCAGCCATCGTTGAACTCACGGCTTTTTACTTCCCAGGTCTCTTTCGCTGCTTTCACGAAATTGGGGATTTCTATGGAAAGGGTGTTGATGGCGTCCTCATTCTTATAGCGTTCAGATGCCATAAGCCGAAAGAGCTTTCGGAGATTTTCGAGTCTGAAGTGCGGCAGCATGTACAGAATTATGTCGGCCCGAAAGCTGCCAATTCGGATGGTAATGAGGTCACGCCTTGGCCGAAGCTCCGAAGGCTATAGCCGCGGGGTTGTACGGGGATCTCGGATCACTCTCCGGAGCCAGTGCCGGCTTGCCGGGTGACTTGACGACGTGACTGCCGGCCACTTCCGCGAAGGTCTTCTTGCCGATCGCCTTCTCCAGCGCCGGCGGTGTGACCGGCTTGCGCTCCCACAGGATGGCCTCGTCGATGCCCCGCTGCTTGAGATCCTCGAAGGCAGTGTCAAGGTTGTCCCAGTCTCGGGATCCTCGACCCTCGACAGCCTTCCACCCGGGGATCTCCCTCCCTGCCAGAATCTCCTGCAGCGCGTAGTCTTTGACATCGTTGTACCAAGACATCAGGAGGCCGCCGCGAGTTAGCACGTCGGCGATCTCGGAGGGGGACAAAGTGGCAGGCAGAGACCGCTTGAACTCCTCCAGCGAGAGGGCGCTGTTGGCGCGAGCCCGGCAGGTGGATCGGAGTGGGCAGAAGTGGGATTTACACCATTCGCCTGGTGTCGGTTCCCCTTCCCCCGCCCAGGCCTTGGCGGCGGCCGGCGCCGCCACATCTCTTCCCCAGGCCTCAAGTTCTTCCCGGCTGATCTCCCAGTCCTTGATGTCATTGAGCGCCGGCTGGACGATGGTCATACGCACAGTGCGGATTGTGCCGCCGTAGAAGGGCCTATAAAGGGCCAGGGCGCCCAGGGCGTAAAGCTTCATCTGGGGGTTGTCCTCGGCCGGCACAGGGTTCCCGCTGCCGTTCTTGTAGTCCGTAACCCACAGGACACCTTCGCCGAGCTGAATGCAGTCCGCCGTACCACCTGCAGGGGAGCCGTCTGCTTTCTTCTCGCCGGTTATAAGTCCTATCGGGACTTCCGTTTCCAAGGCCGTGAACGGCATTTCCTTGAAGGACATGGCGTGAACTGCAAGAGTCTCAACGTAGATATCCGTGTACCCGTCCATGACCTTCTCGTAGTAAGGGCTCCCCTGCAGCTTCTTGAGCTGGCTGTTATATGCGCGGCTGGACATGGGAAAGAATTTCTTCCTAGCCTTGAGCTCTGCGATGCTGTGGGCCAGCCGGCCGGCCTCCGCGTATTGGCTTGTCTCCTGGGGGATGCCCTTCCCCAGCCGTACCGAGGGAGGGCAATTGATCCACCGGGCCGCGGAGGAGGGCGACAGCAGGGCGTGATATTCAGGCGCCGGCATCGTCGGTTTCCTCCTCATAGTCGGGGCAGAGATATTCCTGCCCGCACTCGAATTTGTGTTCCTCGCAGCAGTTGAATTCGCCGTCATCCCGAGCACAGGAGAGGCACTGGCAGCCCGGCTTTATTCTCTCGCAGCTCTCGTCATGCCTGCCCATTATATCTTCGCCCCCAGTCCCCGGAGCTCGGTCGCGAAGGCGCCCAGCTGCTCGGGCCGCAGATCTGTCACCGTTTGAACGCCGTAACGCTGTAGCAACGCCATAAGCGGGCCCATCATTCCAGGATTATCGCGGGCGAGATCCGCGCCCGCCTTGGCCACCTGCTCAATTGTGTAGGTAGGGGCCGGTGTAACAGGTGCCTGCTGCGGCACGGGCGCAGGGGCCGTCTGGCCAGCAGGGGGCAGTGAAGTCGGGACAGGAGTCGGTGCGGCCGATGTCGACGGGGCAGCCTGTGACACGCCATTCGCAGGAGTGACCACAGGGACAGGTGTTGGGTTTACGGGTACGGACGGGACCGTGTAATCCGGCGCAGGAGCGGAAGCCGCGGCCGGAGCATTGGCGGAAGTAGGTTTTTCCGGCGTTGCTGTGGGGACCTCGTCCCGCAGCATGACGGCGCAGCCTTTGATCGTGGAGAAGATTTCTTCGGGGGTTTCGCCGGTAATGGTCATGGTTATCATCGGTTAGTCCTCCTTTTGTTCAATTGTGACAGTGATCCCTTTGACTGGATCGATGCCGGCTTCCCGGACCTGTTCCTTTTTGAGATACAGAGTGATCTGATCCGGCTTCTCGCCCTTCTGGAAGACGAAACAGGTCTTCGTCTCCTTGGCGTAGTAAAAATTCATTTTCATTCGGGTACATCCCCCTTAATCTGATTTTGGTAATACTCCCAGGCGCAGCCCAGGTTGTCGAAGTAGTGCCCCTGCCACCAGCTTGTCTCGCCGGGTATATGCTCAAACGGAACAACGAACGCCGCTGCGTTTTCATCGCGGACCATCCGCATAATTAAAGCGGTTCTTCCGGACCTGGCAAGAACAATGCAGACGGTATGGCCATTGAGGAAGGTCTCATTGCAGCTGTCGGCAATGCTCTCGGCGATCTGACTAACTGAAGTGTCTCTGGCTGCGTCGCGGAGCGCGTCCAGGCAATCCGGGCAGATAGCGAAGGAACTGAACAGGGGTTTACCGCATTCGTGGCGTTTTGGCATTTGACAAATCCCTTTCTCCCATATATACTGAGGTTGGTTTTATTTCACGGCGGCCGTTCCCGATCATGCACGTCGGGGGCGGCCTCCTTTTTTCGCGCGCCGACGCTGCCGTAAAGCAGCCCGTTTATGGCGCTTTTGTACGCCTCCGGGCCGTCGAGATCAGCTCCGCATGTCGGGCACACAGGAGCCCTGCAGTCCGACAGCTTAGCGGCTGAGTAACTGGGGCGGCCGCACGCGGGGCAGGTTATGGCTTCCATTCCGTTTTCGCCTCCTTTCAAGATTTTCTTTGGCTTCACAGATCGGGCATATGTATCGTTTGGGATTGGACCCGATCCGGGAAACGTTCCACTTCTTTCCGCATCGAGAGCACATGCGGTACCGATGGCCGAGGCGTTCATGCATGCTGCTTTCTCGCTTTCCAGGCTTCCCACGTCCTGTCGAGAGCCTTGTACTTCTGCCGGCTGCTGTGCCAGTTCCGGTGTTTCCAGAGCCAGCGGACGGCGAAGAAATAATACGAGATGCTTGTCATGACGCCACCTTCTTTGTGCTGTGGCGGCGACCCAATCTCACGGCGAAGAGGGAGAGCAGCATCGGTATGAACGCTGGATTATTCAGAAACGAACGGCAGCTTGTTATGTACTGTCTGCTGTGTGCCTCTTCACGCATGACCGGAACGTACCGACGCATGCTCCGATATCGAGAAGATTTCCGCGCTTTTTTCGTAACATTCCGTTGCGGTTGTATCATGACGCTTGTCCCCTTTCTCGTTTATACTGAGCGGGCAGCTAACGCATTTTCGTCCTTCGTAAAATCGTGGCATCCTCCAAATCCACCCGCATGGCAATTTATCAGTCATTTCACGCTCTCATGAGGTTTGCAGCCGCCTCCGCCGCACACCCAAGAAGCGCCATGACGCCCAGGACGATTATGGTGAGCGTGAGCGCGCCGATGATAGTGTCGATTGCCGCGCCGATCAGGCGCCGGCGCCGGGCCCTAGGGGAGGGTACGCGTAAGTGTTTACCGGTCATAAGGGCGCCTCCTTAGCTTCTACCTGCACCCCTTTCATAAACGCGATGAACGCCCGCCGCGGGATTTTGACGCGAGTGCCAATGCAGATAACAGGGAATCCAAGGGATGAGGGCATACTACGCGCTGCGAGACGGATTGTATGCGGGTCTACGCCGATGATCGGAGCGATGTCGGCCGGAGTCAAAATCTCTTTCGTGGCAGCTTCAACCTCTTGAAGCGAGTTCAATTTGAATCCCCCTCTATCTTTCGATTCGAGCGTCTTCGCCAGAACGTCTGCAACCTTGTTGCTGTCACGAGCCCCTCTATGCGAGCTCCAGTATTTGGCGGATTGCTGTGACAATATTCGGAGCATTGCGTTCCCCGGTCATTATTTTGTAGAGGTATCCACTATCGAAATAGAGACCGGTTTTGTCTTTTACCTGAGCGATAAGCCAATCCTGAGTTCGTTCAATATCCACAAGTTTCTTCTTGATTTCTTTACCGAACGCAGTAAGTTGTGCCAT